AAGAATCTTACTGTTTGCTTGGGTTATACCGACTATGAAAATGAAGACGTTTATGACACCTTGTATCATTATGGCCTTGAAGACAATTTTGATAAATGGACAGCACTTCATATACCATGGAAGCTATTAATTGAAACAATTGCCAAAAAAATTGGCTATAAATGCATTCGTTGTTCTAGTTATGTAACTGATATAGAACAAGTTTCGCAGTGTAATTTTATTGTGCATACTGAAAAAGACATTTTCTATTCATGTAATAAAGTAATATTAGCAACTACTATTAGCAGCGTTAAAAATCTCCTCCCTGGTTATCCTATTTATCAACAGATTCACGGTCAAAATTTCTTGCGTTTATACGGAAAATTTACAAAACAATCTGCTGAAATTATGAAACAATATGTTCCAGGTTATACTGTTGTTCCCGGACCTCTTAAAAAAATAATACCCATGGACACAGATAAAGGCGTTTATATGATTGCTTATACTGACAATGAAGACGCAAAGTATTTAAAAGATAGGTTGACTAATACTCAAAAAAATAGAGACTATTTTTGTGAATTATTGGAAGAAGCTCTTGGAATTCCTAAGGGCGCGCTTAATTTAATTGCAATTAAGGATTATTATTGGCCAATTGGCACTCATTATTATGAACCACTTTCTAATACTTTTAAAAATCGCAAAGACTTTATTAAGAAAGCACAGAATCCAATGCCTGGAATGCTTGTTGTTGGAGAAATGATAAGTATGAACCAAGGTTGGACGCAAGGAGCTCTTGAAAGCGTTGAATCAGTTGTAACTAAAAAATGGGTTGCCTCGTTTTGCTAAATTTATTTTATAAATATTTTTGAAAAAATACTTAAAAGTAAAAAAATAAATAAGATATAAATGAATAAGATTATTAGTTTATTCCTTCTCTTTTGTAGCACCGCAAATAGTTTTAATTTTTACGGTTCAACTAAACCCATCGGCTATTTTGACCCTCTTGGCTTTGCAAAGAATAAGCCTGAGAGTGAATTGTTAAGGCTTCGTGAAGCTGAACTAAAACACGGTAGATGGGGAATGATATCAGCGGTAGCAATTCCTGCAACTGAACTTGTTACTCATGAACAAGGAATTCACGTTTTAGATAATGCAAACGCGCTTACTGTGTCTGCGTTTGTAAGTTTAGTTGCTGCGTCGGAATTGCAATCTATGTTGTTAGGTTGGGAGGACCCATTTAAAGGTTCATCAAACTTATTTTTATTGAAGACAGATTATCAACCTGGAAGTCTTGGGTTTTCTTTACCCATTTCATTCCTAGGTAAAGACGAGGAGTTTATGTTGAACGCAGAAATAAACCATGGAAGACTTGCCATGATTGGTTCATTAGGAATGATAGTACAAGAATTAGTTACAAATAAACCTATTTTTTAAAAAAATTATTCATTCATAACTGCGTAATAACCATGATATCCTATGGCCGCAAATCCCAACATTAATAGGAGCTCATATGCGTATCTAGGCGTTAGCTGCTTGTTGTAACCGATGTAAATTAAAAGGGGACCAACTACAAATATATGAAATAAATTGACCCATGGATTTTTGCCTGCGTTAACTTTAATATATGTCTTGTATGCATGATAAAAAACAATGATAACTCCTAGAGTGAGCAAAATTGGATACATAAAAACTGGCGTATTAGTAGATTTGATTCCTACATACAAAAATAGAGTTCCCACAATTAAAATATGAAACAAATGAACATAAAATTCCTTCATTATATATTACTCATTTATTTATTTTTCTTTGTAAAATATATAAATGTCTTCCAAATGCGCGTTTAATTATTCTAATACACAAACCCACCAAAATGGTGGAAAAAAAACTGTAAGAAAAGTTCATATTAAGAAAGGAAAGGGGCACAAAAGTGTTAAATATTATAAGAACGGAAAGCTCGTTTCAACTGTTAAACGTGGGTTGAAACCAGTTGAAGTTGCTTTTATCAAGATTGGCAAATTTATTCCTGGTTTATTTAAAGATTGTGGATGCAATAAAACCAAGAAACATAGACATGGTTAAAATAAAAAAATAAAAATAAAAATAAAAATAAAAATAAAAATAAAAATAAAAAAATTATTTTGCAAGATGGTCTAATGCCGACAATAAAACTTGCTCTTGACTTGTCAACTTTTGAAAAATAAGACACTCATCCATTTTAACTCTGTAATACTTATGAGCAAAATTCTTACACGTGATACTAACACCATCATCTGTTACATTTATTTCACATAGAATTCCACCAGGAGTTAAATGAACATTATCCGGGTCTTTTATAGGTATCCATCTTATAAAAGCACCATACCTTAGTTCACTCATTTCATCCACATAAGCATATTCTTTCAACTTTTGCATTAATTCGCGAATTTCTTCCTTTGATAAATGCAATTCAGATAATATCTCCTTTTTCATTTCATTTATTTTTTTTGTTGTTAAATTTAAAAACTTTGAGTTTTCCTCATTTTCTAATGCTTTCAATAATTTGTCAACGTCCATACAATATATATTAATAATAATTTATCTTCTAATTATTTTTTATATTACTTATACATTCGTTGCATAAAGAAATAGCCATATTGTTTTGCACAATTGTAGTCATATCCTACATTGTGTTCATTTATAAACAAATTGTGACTTTCTGCTCTATTATAAAATAAATATTTGAACTCTGGTTTATTAAATATAGCTGCAATAACAACCTCTTCTGGATAATATGATAAGAATGGCGTTCCAATTTTTACCATTTCAAAGTACTCTTCTGCAAATTTTTTTATATTTTCTCTAGCAAAATTTAACCCAAAAACTATTGTACACACATTAATACTGTTTATTAAATCTCCTCCAGTAATATTATTTATGGTTCTAATAGTTTCTTTATAAACTGTATTTTCATATGTAAGAAATCCGGGAGTATTAGGCCAAAACTGTCTAAAAATTGCATCATCTACATCTAAAATGTCAAACAATTTTTGCGGATTATTAATAGCAAAACAAGAAGCGTCTAACCATATTATTTTTTCAAACCCCATTTTTTTGGCTTCAATCATCATAAATATTTTAAAACAATATGGAACTGCGGCGTATTTCATTTCTTGGCCTGTGGGACAAGGAAACCCACCATTAAACAAATAAAAATAACCATTAAACCCAACTTTTTCTAATGATTGATATATATTTTTAGATTTTTCAGCTCTATCATTTGATAAAGGAGTGCAACATACAAAACAATTTTTACTATTTCCACCATTTCCAATTTTATATAATACTTTTTTTGGATAAATGTCTTTTTCAGTATCTATTAGCTTTTGAACCACGCCTTTTGAACACCGATTTATCATTGATTCAAGAGTTATTTTAAAATTATCATCTCCATGCGGATAAAAATCTTCTATTAATTTATTTACATCTTTCCGTTTATCTTCTAATAATTTTTGTATATTATGCAGGTCATCATTATCATAATATGGTTTGTATAAAATTTGCAATTCAAATGGGTTCACATTATAAGGGCGCTTATTAGAAAACTGGTTAATCCAGTATTTTAATGAAAGTTTATCATAGTTAAATTGTGTATTTTTAAATTTTTCAATTGTATCAATTAATAACTGTTCACTAACATCGGTCCATTCATTTACAATTAAAACTGGCAAATCTTTATACATGCTATTGGACCCGTGAGATTTTACTATTGGAATGCAACCCAAACAAAGAGCTTCCCAAGTTCTATGACAGTCAGGTCCATTTCCACACGGAGACAATATAAACGTATATTCTGTATATTTTTTCCACACCATTGTTCTATTTTTAAACCCTAAATCATACCATATTAATTCATTTAAAATTTTATTTAAACATTTTGCTCTTTCAGAATCTTGATTATTTAAATCAACTGTAAAGTTTACATATATCTTAGGAATTCTATCATAAAATGGTTTTGCTGTTTTATTAACTTCATTTAAAATAATTTCTTGTTCTATTGGCATTGTCCCTTCATTCTCTCCTCTCCAAGGTTTATTTGGGTCATTTGCAATTGTGTGATAGTCCAATCCTATAGGAAGTTGTTCAACTTTTTCATGTATTAAAAGTAAATTCTGTGCAAACCATTTAATTAATTTTGGATGATTTGCAATTTTTAAACACACTTCTTCTTCTATTAGTTTTGGATTATTAAACCATATATCAATTTTACCCCCAGGAACGGTTGCATCCGAATCCCCCATTACCAAATAAAATGTTGTTGGAATATGTGGTAAAATATTATCTATAAAATATAGAATTAAATCGGTGCATATATAAATAGACATACCGTCAAACATTTGGTTTTCATTTAACATTTTATCTAGATATTCCTTGTCATAACACCAACTTGACATTGGGTTAGGAGAATGAAAGTCGCAAGATTTTAATAATCCTCTACTACAAACAAAATAACATTCGTTTTCCATTTAATGGGTTTAATGAAATTGATATTATTTTATTAAGTTGTTTATCATTGAAAGTATAAAATTGTATTTTATGTAACTTTTATTAAATTTACATAAAATATTTACCAGTTAGCACCAAATGCGCTTCCTCCAAGAGCTTCATTTGCCGCCATAATCATACCACCAAATTGGTCTCCCATTCCTGGAGTCGCCGCTCCAGGCATTGGTGTGGCATCATTGCGATACATTGCATTGTAATCTGGAGCATTTTGTTTAACAGGCTCTGTCGGTAAACTGCTAATAGACGTAGTTCCTTGACTCATTCCACCGTATAAAGAATTTCCCATGGCACTTGCGTTATTGGGCAACTGATTTTGACCAGAAATGGGTTGAGAGACCTTTACGTTCCCCTTTCCTTTTCCCTTCTTCTTTTTCTTATCATCTGCCGACGTTCCTTCCCATAAATCAACCACTCTGTCAAACAATATGCTGACTTTCTCTCCCATTTTTGTTTGTAAGCTGAGCGTTATTACTAATACTGATAAAACGATATAAGTTACGCTAAAATCTGGGTATTTGGTTCCACTATAAGTGGGAATGTATGTTATAATTCTATTAATGTAAAAGATACCAATGAACATTACAACAATTTGAATTACAACTTCCGCTAAAAGTTCAAAACTTCCCTTATCCTCATCCGCCTCGGGAACAAACTTTTGCATAGCTTTATTTAAAATAATGATTGGAATAAAAGCAATAAGTGCATATTGAGTAATGTTTAATAATTCTGCTTTTGAATTGTCGTCAAAGTTGAATACATGTTTAAAAAACCCGAATTTTGATGATAATTTTGAATCGTCTAGACTGTCCATATGTTTTATAAAAAGAAATTAAAATAATAAAACATAGGATTTTCAAGTCTTCCTAAACAAGTATAAAAACATTTTTGTATCTTTTATAAAAGAGAGACAATGGCAGGCAACCCGGAAGAATTGCAATATCTTAATCTCATTCAAAAAATTTTGGATAGAGGAACATTGGAAGAAGGGAGAAATGGTAATACTCTAAGCATTTTTGGCGAATCTATGCGTTTCTCTCTTGAAAACGGTAAGATTCCTATTTTAACTACTAAGAAAACTGCTTGGAAAACTTGTTTAAAAGAGCTTATATGGTTTATTCGTGGAGAGACGGATAATAAAAAACTACAGCAACAAGGTGTACATATTTGGGATGGAAATACTAGTCGCGAATTTTTAGATTCAAGAGGACTACGGTTATATCCCGAAGGAATGGTTGGCCCCATTTACGGCTATCAATGGAGAAATTTTGGTGCAAGTTATAACTGCTTCACTGGAAAAAGTTTAGATGCAGAACATCCTTTTGACGGAATTGACCAGTTACAACAAATCATAGACCAATTGAAAAATCCAGAGACAAGAAATAGTCGGCGTCTTATTTTGACGGCTTGGAATCCCAAACAGTTGGACCAAATGGCGCTTCCACCTTGTCACATAATGTGTCAATTTAATGTTCATGATGGTAATAAACTTTCGTGCGCAATGTTCCAACGCAGTGCAGATTTTTTCTTGGGAATTCCTTTTAATATTGCATCATATTCAATCTTAACGCATTTGATTGCAAAACATTGCGGTTTAGAGGCATATGAATTCGTGCATTTTATGGGTAACTGTCATTTATATGAAAACGCTATTGATGCGGCTAAATTGCAAATTACAAGGGAACCATTTCCGTTTCCAACGGTTTCAATAAAGCAAGTTAGGGACAACATAAATGGTTATCAAGTTGAAGATTTTGAAATACACAATTATCAACATCATGAACAAATTAAGGTTGCCATGGTCGCCTAGAACAAGCTTTCAATATAGCGAACAGGGTCATACGACGTTTGTTTCAATAATAATACAATTACAATTGCTATTGCTCCATTTAAAACCGAACTATTAAAATCTTCAAAACTGTTATTATGTACTTTTGTTCCAAAGATAATATCCATCCAATCGGGTCCATAATTTACTTGTCCATTTTTAAGGTGATGTTCTTTATGTGTTGGTGACTTTAAATAATGAAAGTTTATTAGATGATATGAGCTGTATAATATAGACCAGAAAAAGAGGACGTAGTTGTTAAATATCTTTATGGAGAAAGTTTTTTCAATAAACGCACCTAAAAATATCAAAATAAATCCACCATAAATGAAAAAATTCAATAATAACTCAATAATAAATACCCACAAGGACTCTTTGTATTTTGAATCATGGTGAAATAAATGCAAAAAACCAACAAATTCAAAACTCTTTTTATGGGTTAACTGGTGTGAAACATAACACCAATACTCTGCAAAAAATAAAGTGAATATCGCGAGCAAATAGTTGTGGTCGGTTTTATACGCAATAATTGCGGTAAAAGTAAACAATACCCAAAATGCTGCAAAATTTATGTAGTATATTTTGTATAAGCTTATTATAAGCGGGTCTTTATTATTAAATTTAGGATTTTCTATATTTTTTGCCATCTCCATACTATTTGCATATATATTTTTTAAGGGAAGATTTAATAAACAACAACAATATTTTGCTAGTTGTAACTAAAATAGCCATAAATATCCATTGTAATGTAACAACATCCCTTCTACTTTTATCATATTTTATTGGAAAAAGGTTATTTGCAGTATCAATCATAGTTGTATGACCATATTTTTCTTCTATTTGGGTAACGGGACAATCTCCGTAAATATAATTCATTGTCAATGCTACTAAAAAGAAGATGTCCATTAAGATTAATATAGTAAAGCTATCACTTAATAAAATCACAATTATGGGCAAAGAAAATATTAAAAAGTGAAAAAACATCATTGCATAAATAAAAAGATTTAGCATTGTTATAATATATTAGTATAATATATATTGTGCATGAAAAACAAAAAATCTTTTAAAAATAATATAAGAAAACACAAGAAAGCTAAAAAAAATAATACAAAAAAACATCACAATAACAACAGAAAAATTACTAAAACAATAAAAAATAGGAATAGAACCATTTATAAAATGGTTGGCGGTGCTAATGGAAACTATCGCCAAACTTTTTTAGATTACAATGGACGATTATTTTATCAGGTAGTTGTTCCAAATTGGATTTTTATTAATTCTCCGGTTGAACCATATCAAGCCCAAAATACAGCAGCGGTCAATGCTTTACCACTAAATAATCCAAACGGTATGTTTCAAAGAAATTTAGACGCTTTTAATTATTCTATGACAAATTTTACGCATCCCGCGCCTTGGCAAAATTATTTTAATGCCTTTGCAAGAGAATTTTTTAATGATTTGCAAATAGCACTAATTAATAGAATTTTTGATTCAATTAATGAAATTTTTCCAGGTTTAATAACACCAGCAATTAGGCAGGTTAATTTAGCTGAGCTTAGAGCTCTCCAAATTGATATTTTTCCAAACGGACCAATTATTGATGTAACAACTATTGTACCACCTCTAGATGTGGCGTCTATTCTTCCTTCTTGCAATAGAATTATTCAAATTGCACGACATGGTCTTTATGGCGCTTTTTTGAATTTGCCTGGACCAGCAAATGCGCAATATGCATACACTGCAGCACAAAGACAATCGTATAATACTGCTAGAGACTTATACAACAATTATAGTAACCTTATTGCTTCTATATCTGCCGTTCACTGGGACGCAATTACTCCTTTAATTGATATAAACACTGGCGCTCCTGTTGTTGGTTATTTTGTGCCTGTTTTACCAACGGTCTTAACTTTTGGCACTGCTATTCATGCAACGGGATTAGACTCAAATATTTTTCAGACATGGTTTAATACTAATATTATTGCTGCTGCTGCTCCTCCTGCTCCTCCTGCTCCTGGGCCTCATGGTCCCGGTAATGGTGCAGGTCGTGGTAATGGTGCGGGTCGTGGGCGTGGCGATGCTGGCCGTGGGCGTGGCGATGCTGGTCGTGGACGTGGCGATGCTGGCCGTGGGCGTGGTAATGCTGGTCGTGGACAACAGTTTCAACATGTCGCGATTAATACTAATGCTCCCGCAAATTTAGACATAGGTGCTAATACTAATGTAGCGAATTATTCACCAACTCCAGTTTTTAATCCAAATATATTTATTACATAAAATTTTTATCTAAAAACATATCCTAGTAAAAGACTATTTTATCAATTAAAATAATTAACAATGCTTTGCGTAAATAAGTTAAAAAGAAGTTATATAATAACTTTATTATGAGTAGTGCTAGAGCAAACGCATCCGCTAGAAATCGCAGAGCTGGAGGAGATATGCCACCACCTCCACCGCAAATGCAAGGTCGTCCAGGGCAACCCATGCAACAGCAACAGCAACAAATGCAAATGCCAGCCAAATTGTCAGTGTCAGACGCAATTGCGCTTATTACTCTTCGTTTGGGACGTCTTGAACAAATAGTCCAAAATATGCCTGTTGACGGGCAAAGCAACATGGGTGCTGATGGAGAGAACATTCGCATTGTTGATAATGAAGTTTTTGAAAGCATGGCTCAACGTTTAGATGACCTTGAAAAGGGCCAACATGAGCTTGCCGCAAGAAAGCCTGTTGTTAACTCTACGGCGGCGCCAGTTACTCAAGTTATCAACAGTGCCGCTTCAAAGGAGCTTTCTGAATCTGTTGAGGTTTTAAAGGCTGAAATGGTTCAAGTAAAGGACCTTTTATTAAACCTGCAAGGATTTACTATGCAAACAAATCAACGATTGTCTGAGATTGTTTTTAATGGAGGAGAGTTTGTTGAGGGTCTTGATGACACTGATGGAATCATTAGTGGTAATGTTGTTGAAGATTCAACTCCATTTCAAGAGTTAGTAGTTGATGCGCTTACATCCACTTCTTTAGAGGAAGTGTCTGCGACCGCTTAAATATATTTCAAAACAACTTAAAGAAACTTTCCAACAATGTGTAAATGAACGAACCGCAGAAAAAATTCATAGACGAAAAGGAACTCCTTAAAAAGATTGAAAAGGAAGGAGAGGAAATGCTTGAAAACCTTAAAAAAACAGGGAAAGTTAATGGTGATTCTTTATTGAATCTAATGAAAACCGGCGAAACCGAATTTATAAAAAAAACTGGTCGCCAAATGACTTGGGGTGAAATAAGAAGCGCTTATGGGTAATATATGCATAAAAAATGTATATACATATATTATTATATAAATGGCAACTGCCAATCAAACTTTAGACATTCATCAACAAATTCACGCACAATTTTCATCTAATGAACATATTAAAATTGCAAAAGCTAATATTCTAAAGACTTGTTTTAATGATGTATTGTCGCAGTTATGTTTTGCTTTAGATTCTCAAAATATTATACTTGACTACCGGTATTTTAAATTTATCGCATCTGCAGACAATTATGAATTACTTATTTTCTATATTGTCTCGGTTGTTCAATGCGTATTAAATAAACATGAGACTTTTATACTTCATGTTAATTTAGATTCATTGACGTTGCTTCACATTGAAAAACATTTTTCGTTTATTAAAAAAATATCAGAAGTACTAAAAACAACTTTTCCCGATAAACTAAACATTTGTCATGTCTACAATGCACCATATATTTTCTCCAAGATTATTTCTATTATAGGCGTCTTTGTAGATAAGAAAACTCAGCAAAAAATTAAACTTCAAGCTAATTTAGATGCCAAATAAATCACTTTTTTCTAATGCTATATTTTTTTAATGCACATAAATAGACAAGATGTAATAGAAATAATGCAAAAATAATAAGAAATATTAACAAAACCGCGTATAGCGCCTTTGATAAATTGTAAAAAAATGTGTATCCAGGGTCTATTTGTTTGTCTAACTTTAAAACTTTTATAATTTTAAGCAAAACATAAGTAAGTCCAGAAAATGAATGCCAATTGTTTTGATTTTCTGTTTCTGGAAATAATTGATAACACAGCGGCTCGTGATACATATATCTTGTGAATTTTGAATGTGTATAGTAATCCCAATCCGTAAATTCTGTTTTATTTTCTTGTAAAACGTTTTCCATTAAAGGACGCGAATATATACAAGCATGAGTTCCAATACCACACATTAATACATTTGTATATTTATCATAAGGTCTTTGAATAAATGGAAGACAACCCAACATATACATCACGGGTTCATTTTCTTTCTTCTTTATAAAATCCACAACATTTGATTGAACTTGCTTGTCCTTTATTTTATCCTTAAATATAAAATCATCTTCCAATATTAAAATGTTATTATAGTTTTTACTGCGCTCATCCTTAAATATGTAAAGAAACGCATCTATTAAATCTATTTGTGGCTCATTCAAATGGAGAGACTTGTTGCATTTTTTATAACCTTTGTTGTACAAGATATAAACTAAATTTGTTGGCTGGTATTCTTCTAATTGTTTTTTTATTTGTTCTTCTCTCCCATTACCTTCCAAATGAATTATGTAAGTTGCATCCAAAGATAACAGTCCATTTGAAAAATCATATTGTTCCAATCTATAACATCCTGAATCATTCATTTTATGTTTTTATATTATTGTTATAAAAAAATTGAAATGCCATTAATCATTTTTAATTAAGTTACCCAAATCACAATGCAATCACATAGAGATGTTAAGGATGTTATTCAACAACTGTTGGAAATTATCCCTGAAGACCAAATTCTTCTTAGGGAGAAAATTATTGAGTTTAATAATACTACAATTAAAAATGTTGCTTCTAGACACAAAGACATGTGGAATCAAGCACCTGAGCTCATGAATAGTCTTTATTTTGCGGAGCTCGCAAATATTTTGAGTGAATGCAGTCCAGTAATTGACACAGATTGGAAGAGAACTCTGGTAAAAGTTTTTGCTAATGAAGAATAAAACAAGAATAAAGAAGATTTATGATAAAAAATTGAAAGATATTAAATACATTTTTTTATTGCAAACAAACAACCATGCATATCTCTATAACGGAAAAGACTAAACGCGATATTTTCATTTCTCTCCTTCAACTTTTGAAGGCAGCAACTTCAAATGTAACCATCATTTTCTTGGAAGACCATGCTTATATCCAAGGAATGGATAGCAGTCATGTTTGTCTATTTGATGCAAGAATTTATAACATTTGGTTTGATAAATATGAAATTTGCGAACATGACTCAAAGAACATTTGCATTAATTCACAGATTTTGCACAGCATTCTTTCCATGGCGCAAGAGCAAGATTCAGTAACATTGCATTATCAAGGGGAGGCAGATTCTTTGGAAATTGATTTAACAAATGCCAAGGGAGAGTTCAACAAGTATTTCAAGGTTCCTCTAATAGACATGGACACCGACTTGCTGGAAATTCCCAGCGTTGAGTATGACGTTGAATTCTCAATCAAAGCAAAAAAGATGAACGAACTCATTTCACAACTGGCAACTTTTGGAGATGTTATCAATATTAACTGCAGTGAAGAAAAGATTGACTTAATCTCTAAAGGAGACAATGGTGAGATGCTTGTCAATATTCCCATTGATGATTTATCAGAGTTTTCAATCTCAGAAGGCCAGGTTATTGATATCTCATATAGCCTCAATTATATCAATAAGATGTGTATTACTACAAAGTTGGCTCCAGAAATTGAATGGTCTATCAGTGCTGACATTCCACTGAAAATAAAGTATGATTTAGGAGATAATAGTTCAGTTATGTTCTTTATTGCACCAAAAATTGAGTAAAAATGATTTTTGCTAGGAGGAGTCATAGGGCCTAAGCTTCGCCGAATACATTGGTTCCCTTAAGTGAGTATAAATAATAAAAATTAATTGTGAGTTTTTATTAGTTATGTTGAAAATATTTATTGCTTTCTTTATTTTTTGTTTGGTATTATTCATTTATCTACACATTCAATTTCATCTTAAAACCAGCAATGATTTAGAAGTTTATGAATTAGACCAAGCTTCAAAAGATAAATTGGATGAAATATGTGACTTAAGACAACCTGTTATTTTTGATTTTGACAATGATAAAATTCTTCAATCCGTCAATAAATCATACATTACAAACAATTATAATGCTTTTGAGATTAAAATAAGAAATGCAAAAGATTCTAACTATGAAAGCGAAATTTATATGCCTGTGCCATTGCACGCAGCTACTAAATTGTTTGACGAAGATAAAAGTTCCAGGTATTTTACAGAGAATAATACTGATTTTCTACAGGAAACTGGGCTTATTAAGCATATGCAATACAATGACGCATTTATTCGTCCTCCAATGGTGTCTAACTGCAACTATGATATGATGATGGGTTCATCTGGAACTCAAACCCCATTTAGATATGAAATAAATTATCGCAATTTTTTCTTAGTTACTGAAGGCAAGGTTACCATTAAATTGGCTGCACCCCAAAGTTCAAAATACTTATATCCTGAAAGAGATTATGAGAATTTTGAATTTAGGTCTCCAGTAAATCCTTGGAAGGTTCAGCCTCAGTATAGCGCCGATTTTGATAAAATGAAATGCTTAGACATTGTTTTAAATCCAGGCCAAACTATAAATATTCCGGCTTATTGGTGGTATAGTATTCAATTTGAAAAAGAAACATGTATTGCCTGTTTTAGATACAGAACATATATGAATAATGCGGCCATTGTTCCTCACATTGCAATGCACGCACTTCAGCTTCAGAATGTAAAGAGAGAAGTGGTTAAAAAACATGATATTAAAGAGTTGAATAATAAAGATTCAAAAACTTCTTCTCTCGTTGAACCTACTTTGGATGACAAAAAAGAAGATGTGGAGCCTGAAGAAATCCTTGGAGCTGAAAGTACAACCAGCATTAATAATTCCGAGTTGTAAGAACTATATATATTATAATGGGTTAAAGGTATCTTGACATTATAATATAATTCACTCTCGCATGACACACCCCGTGTGCAAGGTTCACATCAATGATAGAGGTTACACCACATGGACTTATATCAACATGGCAGATTTGAAAGACATTGAAATTAAAGAACTACATCCAGCTGAGCATAAACTATTCACGAATGACGTATTTTCTTATGATAGAGCAACTGGTGACTTGAAGTTGTTACATTCAAGCATTCGTGTTGGAAAAAATATACCAGGCGTTTTGGTCTTAAAGGGGAGTAAGACATATGGCCGAGCAGAAAATGGGAAGCTTCTATACAAATGCATTCCTGATGATAGACGACTACCTACCTTTCTTATTCCATATGAAATGAAAAATGTAGGGTTTTCAAAAGTTTTTGTAGACCACTATTGCACTTTTAACTTTGTTGAATGGAACGACAAGCATCCTAGAGCGGTAATATCGCAAATGATTGGTTCAGTTGACCTATTGGACAACTTTTATGAATATCAACTTTACTGTAAGAGTTTGAATGCATCTATTCAAAATTTTACAAAAGACACTTCTAAAGCTCTAAAAAATCATACACACGACGCATTTATTGAGAATATTAGTAAGAAATACCCAGAAATTGTTGACAGAACTGACAAGAGTATGTGGCACATTTTTACTATTGACCCTCCAAACAGTCTTGATTATGATGACGCGTTCAGTATTCGCGCATTGGACAATGGTATACAGCAGTTAAGTATATACATTTCCAATGTAACAATCTGGATGGACGTTCTAAATCTCTGGGATTCATTTTCTCGCCGAATTTCCACTATTTATTTACCAGATAGAAAGCGACCTATGTTGCCAACAATTTTATCCGACTGTTTGTGTAGTCTTCAATCTAATCACACTCGGCTTGCCTTTGTAATGGACCTTTTCATTGACGGTGACACCATTACTGACATTAAATATTCCAATTGTAAAATAAAAGTAAATAAAAACTACTGTTACGAAGAACCGGCCCTTTTGGAAAACCCACACTATCAAGCAGTATTTGATTTGACAAAGACAATATCTAAAAAATACAAGTACATAAACAATGTCAGGAATAGTCACGAAATTGTTTGTTATCTTATGATTCTAATGAACTATAATACTGCTAAGGAGCTTCTTTTGAGTAAAAACGGCATTTTTCGCTCTACAATCATGAAAAGGGATTTTTCTCCTCCAGAAAATATACCAGAAGACGTTAGTAAGTTTATTAAAATTTGGAATAGTTCCGCCGGGCAATACATAGATGCTGGTTGTTTGGAAGATGGACAGACAATTTCACACGAATTGCTTGAAATGGACGCTTATGTGCATATAACATCTCCCATTAGAAGGCTCGTTGATTTGTTGAACATCATTCAATTTCAACAGAACACTGGTATTATTAAGCTGTCTGTCAATGCGAATAATTTTTATAAGAAATGGCTTGATGAATTAGAATATATTAACACAACAATGCGTTCAATTCGTCGCATTCAAAATGATTGTAATTTGTTGCACGCATGTTCAACTTGTCCAGAAATAATGGAAAAGAGCTATAAAGGTTATGTTTTTGATAAGATTGTTAGAAATGATGGGTTGTTTCAATATGTTGTATATTTACCAGAGTTAAAAATGGCTTCACGAGTAACCTTCAGGGACAATATTGAAAATTATTCTATTTGCAATTATAAGTTATATTTATTTCACGACGAAGAAAAATTTAAAAAGAAGATTCGTCTTCAGCTAATTCTCTAATATATTTTGTTTTCAATTTCGGTAAAACTAACATATCTTCCAGAAGATTCGTCGTATAAGGTTAGAAAAATATTATCCCACACATTTTTCATGGAAAGAACAACAATATTGTCAAACATTTTTGTATTTTTTGACATGTATTCGTGACATTCTTGCAAGTTATACCCTGGTATTCTGGTCATACAATGATGAATATGATGATATTCTATTCCCATGGTAAAATATTTTAACCAACTAGGAATTGTTATAAAACTGGACCCCTCCAAGCCAGATTCTTTGATACTCCATTCTGAATTCTTTTTTATATATGCTGGGTTAAATGTATGCTGGTTGTGAAATAAAATAAACCCTATAATAGCAGTTAAATAAAGTGCAATATTATAGTGAATAATAATTGAATACTTATAATAAATATACTGCTGAACAATAATTCCAACTGTATTTATGATGCAATCAATATAAGTTTGTTGCGTTGTGTAGTTATAACCATTTGAATAAAAAATATACAAACGAGACATT